CGTCCAATGAAAATTCAAGTGGGGGAGCTGGCATGATCCCCTGCCCAGAGTGTGAGCACACAGGCCACAAAGGCAAAGTTGAAAAGACTTTTTACCAGCGTTTCGGTGATACGCTGGAGCCTGTTGGTGAGTGGGTTGATTGCGAGGATTGCAATGGCTCCGGAGAAGTCGAGTGCGACGAGGACAACTGCGTTGATGGGTGGATTGAGGATGAGCGTCCGGAGAGCTGTGGCAGTGGCCCCAGCGAGCATTTCCACTGGGTGATGTATCGTGACCCATGCCCGAAGTGCAAGCCAGATGAGGAAGAAGACGATGGGTGAATATGATTGCTGCAATTGCGGGGAGACTTTCCACCTACACGAGCCACCATTTGATGGTTCTGAGATTTGCGATCCTTGCCGTGAATCTTACAAGTCTAGTCTGGCTGAAATGCTAGACAATCCTCTGGAGACTTTGGCCAAGCTGAACCTGCGAGGAGACAACCATGTGGGCAACTGAAATAATCAAAATTGGCGAGGGAATACAGCGTGTGGTGGAATATAAAGACATGACATATTCCGCAGCTATGAACAGTCACAACTATTACATGATGAGATATGTTGGCGACTACAAAACTTATTTTGTTTGGAGGGAACCACAATGATTGCGGAACTTTGCTTGTCGTTAGCTCTTTATCACGAGGCTCGTGGAGAGCCACTCAACGGCCAGAGAGCTGTGGCTGAGGTCATAATGAATAGGGTTGAGTCTGATCGCTTCCCTGACACCATTTGTGGTGTTGTCATGCAGCCTAATCAATTCAGCTTCGTCAGCCCCAATGGTTGGGCTGGGATTCCAACAGACGGTGACTTGTGGGCTGATGCAGAAATGTTCGCTCAGGATGCCATATTCAATCACAAGTCTGGTGAGAAATATTGGGGTGGATATTATTACCACTACCATGCCACTAGCGTTTCGCCTGTTTGGGCTGAAGAGATGTATCCTGCCATGACGATAGGGAGCCATGTTTTCTATTCTGATAACCTAACCAAGCCAAAGAAAGTGAGGCCAAAATTACGACCATGGAAATAGACAAAGCTCATGGCAGGTTCTGCCTAGCCAAAGTCAAGCTAGATGGTGATGCTATCCAGAAGTTGGCGGCATTGCCAGGATTTAAGAAGTGGGTTGGCAGGGACTTGTTGTTTGCGCCAACTGGAGCCAACATAAGCCACATCAATAAGCATTGGCCTAGGGCGGTGTGGTCGGAGGCTGCTTCGCCCATCCTAGACGATTATATTGAGACAATGCATCAAGCTGAATTGACTCGAAAAGAAAAGGCTTCAGCCCCGAAAGATCTGGGTGACTTCCTTTTCAAGACCAAGCCATTCGATCACCAGCGCAAAGCATTTTACATGAGTCGGGATAAAGAGTCTTTCGCTTTGCTCATGGAGCAGGGCACAGGCAAAACCAAAGTCATAATCGACAATGCTGCGTATCTTTATGCTTCTGGTGACATAACTGCGTTGGTCGTCATTGCGCCCAATGGGGTGCACCGCAACTGGCTCAACAAAGAGATCCCCGACCACATGCCAGAGTGGTGCAACCACTCGTCGGCATATTATTATTCGGGGATGAAGTCCAGAGACAAAGCCAAATTTGACGACATATTGTCTGGGCAAGATGAGCTGAAGATATTTTCATTCAATGTTGAGGCTTTTGTAAGCCAAACAGCTGTGGCATTGATGAACAAGATCCTCCTGAGCAACAAGGTTCTTTTGGTGGTGGACGAAAGCTCTCGGATCAAACGTCCAGGAGCCAAACGCACCAAAACAATCCACAAGTTTGCCAAGCAAGCCAAGTATCGCAGGATCATGACAGGCACACCAGTGACCAAAGGCCCAGAGGATGTGTACAGTCAATTCAGGTTTCTCGATCCTTACATCCTCGGTTATGACAGCTTTTATTCTTTCAGGGCAAGATATTGCGTGATGGGAGGCTACGAAAACAAGCAGATCGTTTCTTATCAATATATGGACGAGCTGACCAAAAGCATTGAAGGCCACTCGTTCCGAGTTTTGAAAAAAGATTGCTTGGACTTGCCGGACAAAATATATCAACGTCATTTTGTTGATCTTTCGCCAAAGCAGCGCAAGTTGTATGATTCGCTGAAAAAAGACTTCGTGGTTGAGCTGGAAGGTGACGTAATAGACGCACAGGAGGCCATAACAAGGCTCCTGCGGCTGCAACAGATAGTTTGCGGGTGGTTTCCCGCCGAAGAGAAAGCAAGGCCCATAGACGACAAGAATCCTAGGCTTGAGGCTCTGAAGGATTTGCTGGGCAACATTGATGCCAAGGTGATAATCTGGGCACGCTTCCGAGCCGACATAGCGCAGATCGAACGAATGTTGGGCCACAAAGCTGTGAGCTACCATGGTGGCGTGTCGAATGACATGAGAGCCAAAGCTGTTGACAGCTTTCAGAATGATCCTAGTGTGCGTTACTTCATCGGCCAACCCCAATCGGGTGGAATAGGCTTGACGCTGACAGCTGCGTCTTATGCGATATATTATTCCAACAGCTTCGACTTGGAAACAAGACTTCAGTCGGAAGACAGGTGCCACCGCATAGGCACGACCCAAAACGTAACATACATCGACATCGAGAGTCCCAAGACCATTGACTCAAAGATCATCAAAGCTCTGCGGGACAAAAAGAACCTAGCAGATGTTGTGACCAAAGATCCGATGTCTTTTTTCTTGTCGGAGGAGTGATGCAAGAACTTTCTGCATATGAACAAATGCAACTTAGGTGGTACAAATTTCGGGTGGATGAGGCTCAAGACAAGAGGTTCAACAAAGACGCACCAGAAGATGCCAAAAACAAATACCACATGGCCAGAGAAGACCTGAAAGAATTTGTCAAAGGCTTGAGAGAAAAAGGGAGAAAAATATGAGTGAGAGCAGTTTCTGGGCATTGTTGCGGAACAACCTTCCATTGAAGATGTACCGTGTTGAGAACAGAGTCATGCGTGGGATGCCAGATGTTCATTATATTTTGAACGGCAAGACTGGGTGGATAGAGCTGAAATATGTCGAAGACTGGGCCAAAAGAGGCAGGTTCACCAGTGGCCTAAGATCAAGTCAAACATTCTGGGCAGAACAACACATCATTGAAGGTGGCAAGAGTTGGTTCTTGTTCCGCATTGGCAGAGACTTCATGATATTGATTGATGGCCAGAAAGGCAAAAGGCTGCTAGAAAGACCCGCCAAGAAAGATGTTGTTGAAATGGCAACATGGCACAAGCAAGGCAACATGTCGTCCGAAGATTGGATTGAATTGGCCAATGTGATAGCTTGTTAGAATCCACCTTTCAGCCCATCAAGAATCTCATTTAGGGTTGGGCGTTTGTCTTTCTTTTCATAAACGCAACTGAAAACTTTAGGACACTCAGAGAAACTTTGGGTTGGGTAATGATACCCCAGCCCACCGAAACCTGCGGTGAATCGGTATACACAAATTTTCTGGTCTGTGTTTGGATCCGTTATTCTTTTCCAAAGGTGACACTGAACGTGTGTCGGGTTGGCGACTCCTGCCAACGCTACAGAAACAATCAAACTCGCTAACATTAGCTGATCCCCAAGTAAATAAGATAAATCCCTCCCCCTAACAATGATATGATCCCTAGCGAAAGTGCAGCTATGGCCATATTGTTCTGAATCTGACGCTTTGCCTCCATGGCTCTGTAAACTGTCTCTTCCCGATCAGCGCGTATTTTCCGACGCATTCCAAGCATCTCATCATAGGTTCCCAATCCGAACCTGTAATCTAACATAAATTTTATCTCTTTTTCTTTCTCAAGCAAAGTCTTTTTTCGAACGATGATGTCCATGGCTTCTTGCTCGATGTTTTCGGAGCCATGAGTCTTTTTGTCTAGCCAAGTTGGATTTTTGCGTTGGGACTCCGCACGAGTGATGTCTGCGACTGCGCCATACCATGCACCAAGCTGCTGAGAAACATCGTGTATTTCCCTGCCAGCACCGACAAGCATTTTGACGCCTTTGAAAGCGGCATTGGCAGCAGCGAAGGCTGTGACAGGATCAATCATCTATTCTGACAGCAGAGCTGCCCTATCCTCTTCAGACAACCCTTCTATTATGCTTTGCAAAGCTGGGGAGCTCTGCGGATTGATTGTCTCGATAACTTCTGGCTTAGTTTCGGCTTGGATTGCTGTGCTGAAGAGAGGTGCTTTGGCTCTGTCGAGGTATTGTCGGACAATTGCTTGAACTTCTCTGGCCTCGAAACCACCTTCGATTGCTTTGACTGCGCCGCCAGCTCCAGGAATCCCAGACAAAAAGTTAAGAAGGCCACCTCTGCCTAGCTCTCCTAATATGGTGGTAGCTGACCCTGATGGGTTGAGTTTTATCTCTGCCCAGAGCGTTGGCATTACGTCATTGCGGAACTTAGCTATCTGCGCAAGCTCTTCTTTCGAGAAAAGCTCATTGACGACAGCTTTGTTCTTACCGAAAACATCTTTGTAATTGTTCACGATGTTTGTTCTTGTTACGCCAGACCTGCCAGTGCCAGCGAAAGCTCTTTCCAGAGTTGCATCTTTCATCAGCCCAATGATCTCTTGGTATTCTGCGGAACCTTCTCCGAGAGTTGACTTCAGCTTGCGAATGACAGTTGGAACCGCATTGGCTGGAGCGAACTTGTTATGACCGAACAATGCCCCGACCACCTGCTTGGGGTTGGCTTCTGTGTTCGTAATCATTTCCAAGATCTTGTTGGCTGCTCGGACTGATGCATTTTTGCTGCTTTGCTGCCCTGTAAGGCCCATATACTTCGTGTAAATCTGCCTAGATTTCTGCAGCTGATCTATTACGCTTTGATCCCCAAACATCAATCCGCGCTCTATTGCGGTGTTGTAGGCTTCGTTAAGCTGATTCTTGAGCATTGTCAGCGCACGACCTTCCGAAGCATTGCCGCCAACTGCCATAGCCTGTTTTATTTGGACGCCCAAAGCTCTTTGGTAATCATCGATTGCCCTGAGTGGTGCACCCTTAAAGTTTGGATTTTTAGCTATTTTGACTAACTTTTCCAGCTTCTTCAGCTGCTTGGAAAGATTAGGCATTTCAGCACGCATCGCTGGGCCAACCTCTTTTCGCAACATCGCTATAGCGTCGCTGGCAGTTTCCATCAACCCACGCTGAGAAAGAACTGGTTGGTTAGCGGCATTTTCAACAATTTTATAAGATGCATCAGCCTCTGATTTAAGACGTTCAGCTGTTTCTCGAGCTGTTGATTGAATGCCTTCAGCTGCTGCTGTGGGAGTGTCAAGCGCACCAGTGACCATTGGATCACCTGAGCCCATCCTAGACCTAAGATTTTCAGCATCCCCTCGGATCTGATCCAACTGACGCCTGTCGAATCCTCTGAGTTGGTCGCTGGCTCCAGCATCCACCCCAGCAGACCTGCGCAAAATATCTTCACGTGCAAGATCCGAAGAAGCCAAAGTGTCCAGCTGACCAACTTCCGTATCAGGCAACTCACCAGACCTTTGGCCCTGAGTCATTATGTAGGGGGAACTTTGATTCGGTGTTGGACGCATGAATCGGGGGAGTTGAACTCCAGCGACGTTAGCTGCTCCCCTGACAGGAGCCATAGCTGCCCTGCCTGCGAGCTTGAGTGCTGGTGGCAACACAACGTCTGCGGCAACCCCAACACCTGTCGCAGTGGCCACGTCTGTGGCTATATCACCTGCTGATCTGTTCTTAGCTTTGGTTGTCTCTGGAGTCAGCTGAGATTCAAGAGCTTGGGATCCAGCTTCAGTGGCTGCATAGGTTGGGATTCCTCTAAATATTGTTGAAAGGACAGTTGGTCCTCCGCTGATCATAGCTGCGGGGAGCATCTTGATTGTTTCGCCAACGAATGTCCCAAAATCTTGCGAAGAAAATCCTGGCTTATTGACGTAATAAGGCTGTCCATTCCAGACAATCATAGGATTGCCGAACTTGTCTTGGAATCTGCCGCCCCAACGCTCGTCACCTTTGAAAGACTTTTCCATTATTTCGCTCTTGCCGACATCGTCTCTGGCAAAGAATATTTTGATGTTGGGGATCAACCCTTCAATCAATCCAGGAGCATCACCACCCATGTCAGAGGCTTCTGGGATCTCTGGGAATTCAATCTCTTGGCCTTCGCCAGTGGCAGCATCTATCAGGGCAGACGGGATCTCTTGGACTTTTTCCAAAAGCGTAGAGTCATCTTCTTCTGCGAGCTCTTTCTCTTGCAGAGGCTTGCTTTTTCCTTGATTGGAGCCTACTGCTCCTGGAAGGACGAATTCATTTTCTTCTTCCATATCAGTCCCCTTGCCAATCTTTCACGACATAATAATCATCTAAGAAGCTCCCAGAGCCATCTCTTAGCCAGCCAGTATTAACAGCAACAGCTCCAGAAGGCAACGAATCCCACCAAGCTCGCAATTCAGCTGCATTATCAGGGTCACCTGTATATTTCTCGAATATTCCAGGATCGACTTCTCTCATCTTTTTGCCTATGGCAGCAGTTGAGCTGTACTTTCCAGAGGTTAATGCGTCACGCTCTATGTCGTTCAACAACACTCCAAGCTCTGCAGATCTCTTGAACGTGTAAAGAGAGATGTAGTTGGCAAGCTCTGTATTTCCAAGATCAACAATGGCTCTTTGGTATGCTTTGAATTCCATGTCCGAAGTTGAGCCAGACCCAATAGGGCGCATTTTCGGGGCCAAGAAGTTGGATGCAGCTTGCAAAGTCTGTTGGTTGGCAACGAAAGGTGCATCAGCATTGAACACATCAACCAAGAAACTCCGGAGGCCAAGCGTGGCATCTTGAAAGCCACCAGTCGGAACTCTCCCCAAACGGATCATCTCCATCAGCCCTTCAACCCTCGGGATGACAGCATTTCGCTTGTCTATAAACCCGTCTTGAGATTTTGCAAGAGTTTCAAGACGTTTCTTTCTGTAGCCTACGAATGGAGGAGTTGAGCCTTGAACTGGGCTCTGGAGAAGATTGGTGACAATCCCATTGGTGACTTGCGGGACGAGAGCGATGTAGCTGTCACCTTTGATTATCGGCATTCCAATCTGCTCATCATCTTGAGCTGTCAGATAATCAACAAAATAATCATACCGATCACTGTCCTCCGGAAGACCCAAAGAAGAAACGTGAGCTTTTGCTTCATCTTCAGACATATAAATAGCTTGTGTTCCAGAACCGATGGCCTTGACGTTTAATCTGCCAGTTGTGGGGGCAACAATTATAGATGCGGGATCCATCTTAGCCAAAGCTGCAGCGTCTGAATTAGTCAGAGTCAGCCTATCTCCTGCTTTGCCGAGTCCAGGAATGTCTGTTTGTAGCTCGTATGTTTTGATTGTTGACGAGCCTGTGGCCTTGGGTGGCTTAATCGCTTTGGCTATGTTGATGGCAGTTGCAGGGAGCTTGGCTTCAGCTTCGCGCTTGGCCATTGCGTCTTTCATCAGGTATTGTGCTGGGACTAATGAGGCTGTTGAAGCTGCGCCCAGAGCTGTTTGTCCTGGCTTGGAGGCTTCAGCTGCCATGTTCGTGAAGAATTGAAAAGCCAAAAGAGCAGGATCAATAGGCTTGTATTCAGGAGATATCTCCCGAGCAATCTCAATGGCATCTTCCATCAAGTCTTTTCCACCCAAGCGATTCAAAGCACCTTGCGACATTCCGAGAAGGTCAGCGTAGCTGGTTCCAGCTGCTCCGATTGTTTCTTCATCTTCCATGTCGGCTCCTTATCTGTTACCCATGTAATACGCACTGGCCAAAGAACCTAGTCCACCGATTGTTTGGCCATATATTGATGGTGCTTGAGCTGTCTGTTCACCTTGCTGTAAAGAGAATTGTCTCTGCTCATACGGAACACCTTTGAGTGCACCGAGAGCAAAGTTGAGTTGCTGGTAGGGATATTGAGCTTGTTCTGTGTAGTCTGCGAATGCCAAGTCAAGAGCTGTCTGGTCTAGCCTCCGACGAGCCTCGCCAGCCCCTAAGAGGCCAGCTGCAGCTTGTTCTTGTAATCCTTGTACCATCGGAGCATAAGACTGCAAAGCCTCTGCCTCCCGAACTCTTGAAGCCTCTTCAGTCTCGAAAGCCTGACGTTGCCTGTCTTCTGCGGCCATCCTGCCAGCTCTATCAGCGTCAAACCTGCTGGCTGCGAATCCTAATCCTTCGGCTGCAGCCTTGGCTCGCAAGTCACCCGCCACCATAGCACCTTCTGAGCCTAAAAGAGCTTCTTGTATACCGAGCCTTGAGCCACCGAATGCTCCTGCTCTGGCAGCTGCAGCTCTGGCATCATTCTGTCCGAGTCTTGTTTGCCGTTCTGCCTCTCGGACTCCTGCGTCTGCTGCGCCTTGATATATGTCTAAGAAAGGTTGAGCTGATTCTAAGCTGAAGTCAGAGCCCATGAGAGTGTCGTAGTCTTGTTTGGTGTAACCTTGGCCAAGACCTTTCGCAGCATCATAAGCAGTGTCCAAATAAGTTTGGTATTTCGTGGCATTGTCTCCGGAAAGCATGCCCATCGCTTGTTGCTCTTCTGGGGACATCTTGCTAACTGCGCCAGTTTCCGGATCAGTGTAAGACGCTATCCTTGCCCCAGTGTATTCTGGATATTCGCTCTTGGCCAGCTCCATCGCTTGGTCAAAAAGTATCCGGCCACCAGCTGATACCCATTCTGGGATCTCTGTGCCCGAAAGAGTTGAGCTAGAAGAAGGAAGTGTTGTTGTTGTGCTTTGACATGCGCCGCCCATTTTACGTCCCCACGAATAAAGACCCAGCTTTTACTAGGCCAAGTCTTTCAAAAAAGTTGTCTTTGCGATCCATATCGCCGGAATAAACATGCCCCAATCGGACAGGAACTTTTGCTTCTTTTGCCATGCCAATAAAATTTTTGACTAACTCATAAGCAACTCTGGTCTTTCGGCTGGCCTTAGAAACATAAAACCACATATCAGAAAGATGCCTTTCATCAGACCACCAGTCAGTGCTGATTATCCCTCCGATTGATCCTAATATTTCGTTCTTTTCGTCGATCGCCACGAACACTATGCCTCTGTGTATTGATTCGCTGATCTTGGCGACCAGCTTTTCACTGCTTATCGGTGAGACGGGAATCTCGGTGTTTTTATGCATCTCCATAAGAAGCGCAATAATCGCCGAAATATCGAGTGGCCCAGCTCTCCGAACATCCATCACATGCCGCCCAAAGCACCCATCTGCGGAGCTGCTTGTTGCGGAGCTGCTTGTTGCCCTTCAACCGCTTCTATAAGCTGCGCCAGCTCTGGGATCAACTTTATTAGGATCCGAGCAACTTCAGGGGTGATCGCTTCGTCCAGACGACCAAGCTCCTCAGGAGACATGTTTGACAATCGAGCCAAAAGAACTGCTGCGATCTCTTCGTCCGGCTGCATCATCGCTTCGCGTGCTCTCGGATCCATTCCAGCATCCATATTCGCTCCACGCATATCAGGCATTTGTTCGGCCATCTAAGCCTCCTTAGTTTTGTAAAGAACAGACCAGTCTGTCTTTTTTGTGAACGCGCCAACAACCCAGCATGTTGGTTCTAATATCTTCCGGTAAATCTTGCCTAGATAGTCTGGCTTGGTTCTCTGGCCATATATGTAAGCAATTTCATTCGACCTGTGTTGGGCTAAGTGCTTCCACAAACCGACAAAGCGACCTTTGCGCATCTGCTTGACCATCCACACTGCCCAAACGTGATATCCATTGACGTGCTGCGGGGAAAGATAGTCTCTCGTGAATCGATAGTCAAGGATCACGCTCTGCCTGTCCATCAAGCCTTGGCGCATCAGCTCATTGCATATTACCCTTCCACCCAAAGCACCACCCAGCATGCTGCCAACAACTCCACCAATTCCTGGAAGTATAGCATTTCCGAGAGCCATCCCGATAGCAGAGGCTCCTGCGGACTTAGCTGCCTCTTTAGGCTTCTTGCCCATGAGCAGGTTGACTCCGAAAGCTGCCAAACCAGCCCCACCAGCCGCACTCCAGTTGGCCTTGGCACCTTCGCCCCAAAGCCTGTTGCCCACACCTTCGAAGAATGTTGGGGCTGTTGAAGATGATGTTATTGCTTCTGCGGCTATGTTGCTTTCAACACCTTCCAAGTTTTCAAGCGCACCAGCCTCATAAACTCTCCTGCCATTGACAACTTCTGAGCTGTCTTTGAGTGCATTATAAGCAGCCTCATTGCCAGTTGCTGCGGCTGTTGCTTTGTTCGAAAGCTCTGGGTAATAAACTGCATTGTCAGACAATCCAGTCTCTAAAATTTTGTAACCTGCCTTGGTGCTGTCCGCAACTAACTCGGAGGGAAGGTCTTTGAATGCACCTTTGGCTCCTGCGAACAGCTTGGCTCCAGAATCCCCAGACATGTATGGATCAACCAAAGCTGCCCCTGCGGAAGCTCCAACTGTCTGCCCCAGCTGGCTCAAGGTGTCTCCAGTGATTTGCTTGCTGATCTGTCCTGGACCCATCATGCCTGTTGGTTGGCCTTGAGAGTCGACTAGCTTTTGATAATCCTCAAGCATCGAGTTGTCGAACTGACTGCTCGGATCGAATTCACGCTCACCTGTTTGAATCTGGGTCACCCAAGTCAGAGTTGGGACAGCCGCAGTTCCATACATTGTTTGGAGGTCAATGTTGGGATCTTGAGTGACTGCAGTGTTTTGGAAAACGCCATATTCAACAGGCACAGACTCCTCTTCAGTTGTCTCGCCTGTCAGTCCTGTCAATGCACCTGCTGTAGCCATGAAAGATTCCTTTGACTAATTTTAGTTTATATTGCGTGAGTAGTAAATCATTAACTTATCTCCAGCAATGATGCCACGACGTGCAACCTGTTTCCTGTGGCTGCGGTGACTTTTATTATCTCATCTTCTTGAACAACCAAAGGCTGCGTCAAAAGCTCAACAGTCGCATTCGCGCCCACAGCCTTGACTTTAAATAAAGAGAAAGTCGCAGGAGATGAAGCTGCATCTGTTATTGTGACGGTGATTGTGTCGGCATTGCCGCTATCTTCAGAAACAAGCAATGACTTGATTAATGTGGTGGTCGCGCTGGGAGTCGTATAAAGGACAGTTGCTCCTGTTCCTGTCAAATCAACTTTCGCGTTTTTATAGTTGTTGGCCATTACCCAATGAACCACGCTGTAGCTTCAACTTGTTCTGTGGCTGAATTAAGACCTGCTGAGTTGGCAAAATAAGTTGCCTGTTTTTCTAACTCGATTGTATTGGTCAATCGTGCCATATAACTCCGGTGATACTCCTCTGGGGGAGTTGGCAACCTCAAGACTGCTAGTGGGGCTGCTGGCTGTGTCATCTCGGGCCATCCTGTCTCAAGTCAATTCTAAAATCTCCAAGCTGCCATTCGTCTTGGGTTCCTGTGCTTTGGAACTTTAAAGCTATCTGCCGACCTTTTGCTCTGGTGCTGATCTTTTCAGTTGTAGAGGTGATGTTGAATGGGCCTTTGGAAGTCTCAGAAGCATTCGGGAACTTGCGAGTATTCATGAAAACTGAAACTGTGCTGTTGGCTCCCATTGTAATATCTGGGATTATCCTGTCAACCATATAAAGGTTGTTGCCTTCTGTCGTCATTTCTCTTGGCGAGCCTTCAATGAAGCAATTCATAGCTGCGCCATCTGCGCTTGTGCCTGTTTCTTGATTATACAAATGACCACCTGCATCAAATGCGAATGGTTTTTCTCGAGAGCCAAACGCATCATTCCAGACTGTCCTGTCCATAGCTCCGATGGACCAAGCATTTTCAGCATAGTTATAAGAAACATAACTGTCTGGCTCAGGATTATCAGCAGCTGTGTTCTGGTCAGAAACATAGAACCAAGTGACCTCGCTGAATTCAACATTGTGACCGACTGCGGTCTTGTCGAAATGACGACTTTGCATTCTGTCGAAAACAAAATGTTTTACGGAGCAAGGAATCTCTTTGACAACACCATCATAAACGTAAAAAGATCTGTTGCTCATCCAATATACATTGCCATCAATAGCGATCATTGAGTTTATGCCATTGGCACCAACTCCAGTGGCCAGCAATCGGAAAGAGAATATGAATGGTGCACCAACGAACGTCATGCCATAAATAGCCTCGTCGGTGCTTATTATAGTTTCTTCTCGGGTATTGACCATTGTAATTATTTTTGTGCCAACTTCCAACCGTTGATCGCCAGCTGTGTTGGTTGCTGTTGGTGCAAACTTCGTAAAGTCTTCTTGAGTTGACCATCGGACCAACATCGGATCCAAGTCACCAGAGCTTCCATCAGCTGCGACGTAAACGCTGGCCCCACCAGCTATAAAGTGTCTGTCTGGAAAGCTAACGACAGAGACTCTTATTTTTTCTGGGACAGAAACTGCCTCGGCTATTGATGACACCAAAACTGCTCTGCTCGTGACATTAGAAGAGGTGTCCCAATAATAAACATCATGGCCTCTAACTGTTGCAAGCAGGTCTTCTCCCCAAAGACTCAAGCTCCAAACAGAATTTTCAAGGCTGACTTGAGACAAAGACAAAGATCTTGGTGTGTTCCACGTTGATTCGCCCCATCCACCAACACCCCAACCCAGAGCTGGGGCAGCACTCTGGGTTCCCAATCCATCATTGGCACCTATCAGGTATTTTATGTCTATTGTCGTGCCGCCGCCTGTGGCTCCGCTCGTTGCAGCTGTTGGAGATTGTATTGAATAAGAATTAGAGTCAATGAAAGTTATTTGGTAGCCAGACATTCTGTTGATCGTGTCTGCAGGGATTCCACCTGTTGCGGTGGCAGAGTTTATTACAACAAAATCACCGTCTGAAGCTCCATGCGAATTATCGGTCACAGTGATAGTCGTGCTGCCGCTGGTCACGACCAAAGGATTAGAGAGATTGCTCGTGGTTTTCCGCAGTGGTGTTATGTCATAGATTGCATTGTTTTGAATTATGTAAAGATGGTTGTTAGTCCCGACAGCTATCCTGTCAACGCCATCGACTGCTCTCCAGAAAACCATTTTCCGGCCAATGCCAGTCAATGTGGCTTCTGTTGATGTGACTTGTCCGCTAGGATCTAATGCATAAAACGCATCTTTTTGCCAGCCACCAATTTTCTCTGGGTAACCATTGACAAAACGAACAAGATCACTGTCAACGTAAAATGGCCCATTCTTACCAGCAGAATATTCTGTGGTGTCTTTGACAATCCCTGAGTTATATTTTATCAGAGAAAAAGTCATATTAAAAAGCTAGCTCAAAATGAGGTGCATCTATAAATGGCCTACGACCTTGTGACCTGCGAATGTCAATGTAGCTGTTCATCGCATTCTCCGCAGTGCCCTCCCAATCCCCGAGAGAGTCGACTGTCCAAGCTGCACCCCACTTGATCTTAACTCCAGAGGCTGCAGCAGCTTCTTTCATCGCATCAGCAATCTCGTCGTAAAGGTTGAGCTCCCAACGACCACCATCAACGTAAGCCATCAAGTCAACAGCATTGCCGTGAATGTGCTTGCTTTTCATTGTTTGGCTGGCACCTTTGGCGACAAGAGCTTTTTGCTCTTCTATCGTCCTCAACCCGCAAATCACTGAAAAGTCTTGTTTCGTAACGCCGATGGCGTACTTCACGACAGTTACCAGATTTTCGTTGACACCTTCTAGCCTTGATAGGCTTCGTTTTCCTAACTTGTATCCCATGGCTACTTCCCTGCATACTTCGTGATCGCACGATTCCCAAACCAGAAAGCCAAGACCGCACTGAACAGTCCGGACGTTTCCCCATCCCACATCAAGTCAACTGCTTGCATCCAATCGCCACCAGCTTGCGTGACTTTGACCATGATCACAACTTTCGTGGCTACGAACAATCCGAAAAAGGCATAAGTAATGATAGGGCGAACGCTGCCCCTGAGAGCGTTGACAAAGCCTCCAGCGTCAATAGATCGGTCATGTGCATACAACCCTTTTGTTTCTTCGATGTCTGCCTTTTTATCTAGCTCAACCAGCTTCATTTCGCTGCGTCTTTGAGCAAGATCTGTTTCTATTTGCATCATTTCAATGCGGTGTTTTTGTTGCTGGTTTGCCTTGAAGTAATCCAGAACTGACGGCAAAAACGATGATCCGAAACCTAGAAGGCTCCCTAGCAGTGCCATCATTTCTCTGATCCTAACCACACAGCGAATGCACCTGTCATAGCACCTGTCACAGTGGCAGTCAATGCAGTGGCCTGAGTGCTGACAACATCCTGTGGGAGAGACATGAACCACTCAATCACACGAATGTACATAACCGTCATCACCAACATCATGAACCGAGGCATAATTTTCCATGCCAGAAACTTTTCCATAGTCATGCTCTTATCCCATCTTTGTTAGCACAGTGATAAGCATCAAGATGATTGCAGCACTAGCACCAATCATGATTGCCTCCAGACGCTTCACCCTCGTAAACAACTCTTTGTGTTGTATGGTCACCTCTGTGCGAAGAGATGCAAAGGTAATATTTAAATCATCAATTCTGCTATGTGCAGAGGCCACTGTGCGCTTATCCATACATTTATTACTCCAACTTTAGCTTTGTTAGCGGCATATAGCCTCTATTCCGACGATTTGTTTGCGGTGTGGTCAACCCATTTAGGGTTGGCCGACCACGTTGTACCGTCAAACAAATATCTAATACCCGTCCAGTTTTCAGGAGCAGTCACACCTGTGTACATTACACTATTAGAAGTATTGCAGTCACCCGCAATAAGCTCAACAGGTGATCCTATTTCTGTATGATTAGTAGTTATGTTTACAACTTTATCATCTGCGAAAAGGTAAACAGAAAGACCGTCTTTTACTAAGGTTTTCATTATAATTTTCCTGTGTTGATGTATAAACTTGACGATGATAACGCAACGCCAATAGCGTTAGAAGCACCCGACGTAATTGTTGAGGCAGTTATAGGCAACCCATAAACTGCGCCAGTAACAAGGCCACTTTGGTTAGTGTTTATGCCACCGATTACTGTTACTTTTCCTGATGCGCCATTTGAAATTGATTCCGCAGCTACTCCCACCCATGATGGGTTTGCAGAGTTAAAAACTATATGTTTACCATCATAATTGTTATCATCTTGAAAACTCAAAATACACTGGTCAGTATCTTCATCGTAAGCAAGCCCAGCAATCACTACATTAATCTCCGCAACAACAGTCGCTACCCCCGCAAAGAATGATGTTCCAGAGATTGAACCTTTAATTACAGTCGCAAAATTTGTGGTTGCAGCTTCAAAAGCCAAAATAATTTGGTTAGTGGCACTATCAAACACAAGGGCACTTCTAAGATCTCCACCAGCCTGAGTTAAAGATTGTTCTGTGCCAAAACTAATTGACGTTCCGCTGACTGTACCAACTCTAGTGAATAGTTCAGTTGAACGGGCGTAAACAAATAGAAATTTATTTGTGTTACTATCAAACTCTAGTTTATTATAAAAAGTAGTACCAGAATTGCTATAAACTACTGCTGAACCAAAACTAATTGACGTTCCACTTACAGTTCCAACAATAGCAGTTCCATAGTCAGAGTTACTATAGTCTGTATATGCGATAACAACTTTGTTTAAATTGCTATCAAAGCGGCAATCAATAAAACCGTCTTTTGGGTTATTTGTTGTGAACGTAGCTTCGGAGCCAAAACTAATTGAAGTTCCGCTTACAGTTCCGACCTTGGACCTTCCTTGATCAGAGGCTTTGTACGCTACAACTACTTTGTTGGAATTGCTATCAAAGCAACAATCCAAAGTAAGACAATTAACGGTGCTAAATTCAACAGCCGAGCCAAATGTAGGCGTTGTTCCGCTGACAGAAACAACTACAGCATAACCATCATCCGACTGATTGTCATCTGAATAAACGCAAACGGTTCTTGAAGAATTTGTGTCGTAAGTTGCTCTCATTTTATGGCTTGTTGCGCTGAGAGCTACAGGAGTGCCATACGAAATGCTTGTCCCCGAAACTGTCCCAACTATACACGTTAAATAGTTGCTATTGTTTGTATCACGATAAAATTGAATAATTTTGTTGTTTGCAGTGTCATAAACCGTTGCATTGTAATCGCCTCTACCTGAACCTACACTACCTGAAAATCTAATTGGAGAACCAGCCGTTGCGCCCATCGTGGAAATAGTACCGTTGTTGTTTAACCCGACTAAAGCACCAGCACTAATGCTACCACTAGCAGTAAAAGTTTGTGAACCGCCACTTATTTTAGTACCCATATAGGTTGCCAATCGTGACATAGTGGCTTTTCTATTTGTTCCACCTGCGCCATCATCTACAACCATTAAGTCTGCGTCTACTAATGCAGCCCCAACATCAGTACCCCCATCAATATCTAAATCTGATATACTAATACTTCCGTCTGGGAAATTTACTGTACCTGTTACAGTACCACCAGTTAAAGGCAGTGCATCTGCTGATTGGAATGTACCAAAAGACACAATCTCTACTACATCATTAGCTGATGCACCAGAGGCTAACACAACATCTGACCCATTGGTAGCTGTAAAGTCTGCCCTTGCTAAGTGTACCCCGTTAAGATATACAGAAACAAAGTTAGGGGTATACCCTTGGGTAGTAAATGTAGTTTGATTTGATGTGGCTGTATATACGTCCCGACTTTGTGTAGCCTGTGGGGTAGGTATTGCGCCTATATATCCTGACATTCTGTTTCCTTATGAATTAACTATACCAAACATATTGATCTCACCTGACTCAATATTACCTGACCCAAATAAAAATTGAACTGCGTTTTGTGCGGCTGCTGAAAGATGCATCGTAGCATTACCTGCACCCATACCATAACTATTGCCAGAGGAATCTACATATTGAAGCTGTGGACTAGATGAGGTGTATGCAGCTACGTGTGGGGAGTTTAATCTCCATTGACCACTAATACCATATTCATTTGTATCACCACCTATTGCCCCATTAACAACCATAAGTCCTGTTTTATCGTCAGTACCCGCATAATGGTAATTTCCATTTGTAGCATCATAACTTGAGCCACCATTAGCACTCAGTCTAGCTAGAAACAAACTACCTCCACCATCTGTAACTGGTATTACATGCTGAAATATAAAAACATATTGATCATATTTACTTGCATCAAACTGTGTAAAACTTACAGTAGCTGCATTAGATATAGCTCCACTAGTAGCAATAAACTCTAACCCACCGCCAATCTTAGTACCCATATAAGTTGCAAGCCTAGACATTGTAGCTTTACGATTAGTGCCACCTGCACCGTCATCTACAATCATTAAGTCTGCATCAACTAATGCTGCACCAATGTCTGTGCCACCGTCTATGTCTAGGTCAACCAGAGGTATTGAACCATCTGGGACAACTAGACTATTTGCAGTAACACTACCACTAACTGTAACATTACCACTAAACGTACCACCTGATGCCTTACTTACTGTATCACTTGTTTCAAAGCTACCGTGGGACACAATAACAATTTGATCATTCTCAGTAGCACCTGTTTCTAAGGTAACAGTAGAGCCATTAGTGGCAGTGTAATCTGTGCCATCTACTAATCTTATACCGTTCTGATATACATGCACAGCACCGACAGTATAACCAACATTAGGAATACTGGTTTGGCTGGCTGTTGCCGTAATTGTGTGCTTTGTTTCTATTTGTTGTGGTGCTGATACTGCTACCTTACCACCTATATAACCTGCCATATTGTTTCCTTATGAATTAACTATTCCGAACATGGTGATTTCACCCGACTCAATATTACCACTAGCCATTTCAAATTTTATTGCATTAATAGCAGTGCCTTCATTTGCTATGTAACCTTGAGCATCACCAACATCATCAATACTTGTGGTAGTTGGTGTTTCATACCCAGTATTTACAGTAAAAATTCTATATCCAGAAGTAGATGCGGGATTAAGTGCTGTCATTTCTCCACTAACTCCTGTTGTATCCCCAGAAGCTCCACCCAATACGCCAAGATAAATACCAGCTTGATTGCCCGTAGTGCGGTAATTACCACTTGTGCTATCATAAGCACCACCGCCATTTACACTTACTCTACCGAAAAAATCTACATTATCATTAACAGGAACTACATTTAAAAGATAAAACTTATAAGAGTCATATTTAGATGCATCAAAACCTGTAAATGCTACACTAGCTGTACCATCACTTATAGCCCCACTAGAGGCTATAAACTCTAACCCACCACCAATTTTAGTTCCCATATAAGTAGCTAATCTACTCATGGTAGCCTTGCGGTTAGTACCACCTGCCCCATCGTCTACAATCATAAGGTCAGCATCTACAAGAGCAGCACCAATATCTGTACCTGCATCAATGTCTAGTAGTGACAGACCTACCCCACTACCAGTAAGGTTTGCTGTATCTCTTGCTTTAGTCATGTTCTATCCTTTAGCTAGGCTTGGTAGGCCACGTAATACTATTAGGGAAGCCACTCTGTGCTGGTACGTCCCGTAGTGCTGCACGATAAGTAGTCCATGCACTAGACATGGTTACATCACTGTTGCCCATCCAATCGGTAGCAGCTAGTAGTGCATCCCGTTCCTCACGAACAGCTACAGCAGCACGGGTGTCTGCACCATCAGCCCATGCTTGTTCCTCAGCATCACGGGCAGTTTCTTCTGCTGCTGTGAACTGAACCATTTCTCCGTTAATATTATGATATCTTGGCATTTCTGCTTTTCCTTTGTTGTTGTGTTATGATTCTTTAATTCCGTACATTTTTATATTTCCAGAAGCCATATTACCTGTTGAAAAATAAAACTGAATAGCATTTACGTTAGCTGCTACTGCACGAATACCGCCGAGTGACCCCGTATAGTCAGCCCGATAATACGCCATGGGTTCCGTATTAACCCAAACACCCTCATTTGGATAAACTGACGTTGCAACTGCAGTGTTATGCGGCTGGTAAACTTGAACAATTACACTCATACCATCCTCGTTTGTGTCACCGCCTATACCATTGCCAGTAAGAATATCAATTTGTGCAGAATCAGTAGTACCGTTAAATCCATGATAATCAGTACTACCACTGTCATAGCTACTGCCGCCATTACTGCTTGTTCGACAATAAATTGATGCACCGTTACTTGCTGGCATTAAACGATCAAAAACAAAAAAGTATCTGACATATTTGCTATTATCAAATCCTGTAAAACTAATGTTTGCGGAATTACTAGCTGTAACAGAAGCAATATACTCAGTTAAACCACCAACTTTAGTGCCAATATAAGTAGCCATAGTCTCAACACTAGTCATACGCATAGTGCCAGCATCGTTGATCAAGACACCATCACCGTCAGCAATAGCAGTTGTGCCTCTGGCTGTACCACCGTCTATGTTATCTAGTTCAGCTTTTGTTACACCAGTGCTTGCTAATGCAGCTAGTTTCTCTTGCCTACTCATTAGCTGTCAATCTCCATATAGCTCATAATCACTGAGACTTTATCTGCTACACTACAGTCTACCTTAATAATGTCACCTGCGTTAAGAACAACCTTACCGTCTAGTACAGACAGGGATGATCCTACTGGTATAGCTGCATCTTTAACTAAGTGTGCTGTAGTGTTTTGTGTTTGACTTGTTTGTGTAGTTGTACTAACTAAAGTTACACTTGCTGTAACCTGAGAGGTGTGTACGTTAGCTAGAGTAAGTCCTAAGATGATAGCCCTAGTACTTGATTGGGTAGTATATATTGTTTCAGGAGTACCTGCACTAGCTGGTGCAACGTCCCTTGTAATTGTCTTGAATGTATTTGCCATTAATTTGTTTCCTTATCCAAGGGCGATTGCTAAAGCTGTTGCTTCATCTTGTGCTACTGTAGTTACTGATGCGGTAGTTGCAAGTGTACCAGCAGTACTAGGTAATGTCAAGGTAATATCTGCAGTAGATGCAGGACCAATAAGTGTTACTTTGTTTGTACCGTTATCACTATCCTCAAAGAACTCAAGGAACCCTGCAGAGGTAGAACCATTCTTTAGCTGAACCCCTGCATTTGCTATTGGGGTAGTAAGAGTAGGTGTAGTAAGTGTTTTGTTTGTAAGTGTCTTAGTAGTAGCTGACAGGTATGTATCAAAGGTATCTACTGTAGTTTGACGCATAGTGCCACCATCATTAGTAACAATACCGTCACCACCAGCTACAGCCGTAGTACCTGCAGAAGTATCCCCATCCATTATATTAATCTCAGTAGCTGTTGAAGTTACTGCTACATCTTCGTTAATCTTAGGAGAGGTTAGTGTTTTATTTGTAAGTGTGTCTGTAGATACAAGTGATACTAAAGTAGAGTTAGCACCAGCAGGTAACATAAGAGTATTAGTTACCCCTGCTGAGTGTGGTTGACCATATACTTTTTGACCGTGGCTGTTACTTTCACAGTTAAATACAACAGCACCTGAGTTAGTGTTACCCCGTACAACAACAGTACCTGTACCATTAGGTGCTAGGTCTAGTGTAGCATTAGAAGTAGTAACAATGTCATTGCCATTAAGGTCTAGATTTCCACCTAACTGTGGGGTACTGTCTTCTGCTACATTAGAAATAGCACTAGAGGTAGCAAGGCCAGATACTACAGTACTTCTTGAAACTTTCTTTATGCCACCACCAGAAGTATCTAATGCAAGAAATACATCATCATTAGCAATAGTACTAATTTCTGATAGACTGCCTATTGTACTACCACTAGCATCAAGAATGTTTAACTCAGCAGCAGTTGCTGTTACCCCATCCATGATGTTTAATTCTGCAGTAGTGGCAGTAACACCGTCCATAAGGTTTAGTTCTGCTGTTGTAGCAGTTACACCATCCATAATATTAAGTTCAGCAGCAGTAGCTGAGATAGCTGTACCATTATAGTTAATAGCATCTACGTAGGCTGTACCATCAATGTACAAGTCACGCCATTCTTGACTAGACGAACCAAGATCAAAGGAACTATCTGTATTAGGAATAATACTTGAGTTTACATCAGCACCAAACACAACATTGTCAGTAGCTGCATCACCCATTGTAATCGTACCACCATTAAAGGTAGTAGTACCTGTTACAGTAAGATTACCACCAACAGCTAAATTACCTGATATATCAGCAGCACCATTTATATCTATAGTAGTAGCTGCAATCTGTATCTCTGTGTCAGCTACAAGGTCAAGCTGCCCGTCAGTACTAGAATTAATATAGATAGCACTATCACGAAACTGTAACTTTTCCGCAGCCGCAATAAGTATATCATCAGAAAACTCAAAGTAATCCTCATCCTCCATCCACTTAAATACACCGTCATTACTTTCACCATCAAAGGTTACTGTAATGTCTGTACCTGCAGTACCGTCACCCATCGTAATAGATGTACCAAGTAGCTTAGTAATAGGACCACCTTCTGCAGTAGTCCCGTCATGTGTGTGGCCTGTACTTGCGGCAAAGGCAGCTAATAGCTGATCAAACTCATTGTTAGTGTGAGCCGCCGTAATTGTATCGCCATCTGTATATGATGATTGTCTTGAATATGTAGCACCCATCTAACGTCTTGCTCCTAATTGATATTCTAGCTGAAACCCTTTAAGTGAGTACGGGGCAGTAGTACCACCGTCTTCTACTTTTAATGCAACTGAAAAACCAGAACCTTCTACTGGTTGACGTACAAGGGGTTGTGTTGGCCCACCATAAACAAACTGTGTTGCACTGCCTTGTGTGCTGTACGTAGCAGAACCATACTGTGCAGCCACGTTAGCTGTATCTAGTGGGTAGTTTGCAGGTCTAGCAGAATCTGTATCTTCGTTGTCGTATCTAAGAATAAGGTCAGCATCAATGTCTGCTTCTGGTTTGTAGTTAATGATAACCCGTTGCATGTGCTTACGGATACCACTGTCTCCAAAGCTCATGTCAGGACTTCTGTATCTACCTAAGATAGCTGTACCATCAAAGTCATTACCTGATTCTTGTCTTTGTATAAATCCTGTAGTGTCACCATGTAGGACAATTACATCACCTGACTCAACAAAGGTATCCGTACAAGCTACCTGTATGCCTCTTGTTTCAGAAAACTCAAATGCTTCCTTTTTAAGAACACAGATAGCACCTTTAGATAGTGTTTGTCCTTGCCCATCTTTAGTAAAGAATATGCGGTATTGGGTCTTATCGGGTATAACTACGGAGTCAAACGATCCAGCATCTTTAATGTTTTCATCAAATACAGTCTGGATATTCTTACTAATTGTACCGAGTTCAGTATCACCAATACGTGCAGTCGCAGCAACAGTACGTAATCCATCAGGACCAAGGAAGATTAAGTCACCTGCAAATTCCTGTACGGTAAAGCTGTTAATGCAACCAATGTTTCTAGTAACAGGTTGTACAGAAAAGTCAGAAGAACTAGAACCAGTAAGTTTAAATATTCTGTTTTCACAAAAGATAAACAAGCTATCACGGAAAACCTTTAGTGCAACTACTGTATCGTCAACCTTGATACTACCTGCACCTTGACCACTATTAAATCCATCTTCATTAAATGGCTCACTAAATACTACCTCTTGTGGTGTAGTAGACTTACCACCGTAAAACATATGGTTTCTATATGCAGCTACAACAGTAGCACCTGCTACACTACTATCACTAACATCTGCTGCTGCCATAGAAGTGTTAAATATTACAGGAGCATTGACCCCATCTACACAAATAATCTTTTCGTTACCGTCAAAGTTATATCTTTCAAAGTGGTACTTTGCAGCACTGGTTCTGCCTGTATCTCTAACAGTCCAGCTTTCTGATACTACATCAAGTTTAGCATGTGCTGCTGCAGTAGAAGATACAGCCCTAGTTACGCCTGTAAAAGTAGTAGATGTTTTACCTGTGTAAGTAAATATTTCTGAGTTAATCTGTAGTGTACCACTAGAAGAAAAACCTGTAGTAGATGGTACAGTAATAGTACCTGATCCTGTCATGCTTGTATCTGCTGCAATAGCAATAGATAACTCAGCAGAAGCAGAACTAAATATCTTTTCACCTCTAGCTGCTAATACTTTATTGTCAAAGTTAGCAATCATTAGTAGTGATTCAGAACTAGAGCTAGTGTGAGGTACAACAGCATTTACATATTTACGAAAGCCACTAATACGTCTATAGCCACCTGAAATGTCAGGCTCAAAGTTTTCTAGTTGTAGTGCCTCTCCCGGTTGCATAATAAAGTTAGAACGGTTTAAAACTAAACCGCCCTCACAGTTAAATGCAACTGGTTGTACTTGAGAGCTATCAGGCATTAAATAACACCAGACATAAAGTTAGAAGAATTTCTTGGAGCAGAAACTACAGTAGAACGAAGATATTCATATTTATTAATAAGCAAGCTCTGCATGTTTTTAATGCCTTGCTCAAAACGTTCAAAGTTTAATTGGTATTGATTTAATTCACCACGATATTGATATACAAATGCAGTAGCACCATCAACTACCACAGGAGCAAATCTTTCAGGAACAGTAGTTGTGTCTCCATGAGCAGATAAATCAGAAGGAAAAGTGTAATAATCAAAAGTTAATGTATATGCTTTATCTGGATAAGGGTGTAAAAGATAGTTATTATCAGGAGTTCTAATAATGCTTCTAGGTACACCACCATCTTCAAACTGTGTTACGGCAACTCCATCAGCATGTGTAGCTGCGGTAGTACTATTAGCACCACGTGTACAACCTGTGATATCATTGCCAGATATACCTGTATATGTTACCTGCTCTCCACCAATGTGTACTGTACCTGTAGAGTCAAGTCCTGTGGTAGATGCAAGTGTTAGGGTAGCTACACTGTCAGAATGTGATCCGTTGAGAGTAGTTGCTACTACGTCATCTTCTTGATTGGCATAATCTTTTTCAATGTACTCATTATAATTAAGAGTTGAAAGACTATTTCCTGCTACATTTAAATCACTGTCTTTTTTAATTCTTGCTGTACTGTAGTCTATAGATTTAGTGCTAGTAGGAACAGAATAGCGAGATTGACCTGCTACTAAGGAAGAAGAATTTGTAGCATGATTAAAAGAATAACCAAACTCTCGTTGATTAATATATCTTATAGACTCATTAACTGCGTTCTTACATTGTATTTGTACACCCCTAGCACTTGTAAAGTTACTAGAAGTTAGCTCCACTTCGTTCATACGTGTAATAACGCTATTAGTTAAAGAAAGAAAAGTAAGAGCCATATTTACCCCAAGAGTTTTTTGTAGTGTACGTTTGATACACCAATGGGGCCAGCAGATAGCCAGCCCCAAAGTATTTAGTTTTATTAAATGAGGTCACGTTGTGCAACAGCAGCCTCAGTCATAGCAGCAGAAACGTCTGCAACTACTGCATATACCCGAAGGCGTCCAGTAGCAGGTGCAGCACCAGCAATAGTAACGTCAATGGTATCAGCAGCACCAACACATGCCAGAGCTTCTGCAGCAAAAGTAGATGCATCAGCAGAATTGACAACGTTAGCTTCGCCGTTAGTACCTTTTGCAAGGTATGTACCAGCAGCAGCAGTTAAGTCAGCACCGTCAATAATGTCATCACCACCACCAAAGTCAATGTCTGCAGTACAAGAAGTCGTGAAAGATTTCATGATTTCTGCACCAGCAGCAATGATAACTGATTCGGCAGGGATTTCCAAAAGTTGGAAAACATCACCGTTTGCGCCAGAGTAACCAGCAGTAACCATTGCATCAATATCTAAGATTGCTTCAATGGTCCGTACAGTGTTACCAACATTGGTTGGGACAGCAAGAATATTTGCCCCAACGCCAGCAGTATCACTGGAAGTCATGTCATAAGTAGCCATATTATATTACTCCCTTAAGCTGCGTTATAACGGGCAGTAACGATTGCTTCAGGACGAAGAATCTTACGACCGTATAGATGCATACCACGAACAATGTCAGCAAAGCTGTCAGGGTCACGATATGTTTCTGTCTTATTGATCTGCTCGGCAGTTGCTACAGCAGAATCATGACCAGCTACGATAACACCGAAGTTAGTCAGTTGGTTGGCAGTACCAGTAGTTCCCGGTCCAGTACCCAAAGAAGGCAAGTTAGACGAGGAGTATACACGGAAGCCGTGGAAGTTGTTAATGGTAAGACCATTACGCAATCCGCCTGATTCACCGAAGTCTGCATTCATGAAGCGTGAATCTTCATCAGCAAGAATTTCCATGAATACTGGATCAACTACAATCCAACGGCCTTGTTTGTCAACTTGCTGTTGATCAAGCAAACGAGCCATACGAGCAACAACCATTGCTGGTGAAGCCGTAGCAGTTGGAAGTGCAGTAGCACCGGGCAAACGTGCAGCCAAAGGAATAGAGTGTGTTGCTGCAGAGCTTGTTGTAATGTTACCAAAGTCACCTTTATGCAGTTGCATAGATGACAGCAGTTCGTTAGAACCAGCAGTTGATACTGCTTTAGTACCGTTCACAGTAGTGTTCAGTGCATCAGCTTGTGAGTGCAAAGAAGACTGTTTGTAACCCGCCATGTAGCCAAGAACTTCTTGGTCATGTTGGTCAGCAAGACGGTATGCAGCACGATTAGTTGCAAGGTCCATGAAATTTATGTGGCTGTGAGCCTCTTCAATATCATCCATTTTGAAAGCAAAATAATTAGCTTTGTCAATAACAAGAGAGAAATCTTCGTCTTCCAAGTCTTGCGCTGTGACATTTGTACCACGTGCATACTGAGAAACAGAAATTTCTGGTTCTTTAATAATTTTAACGGTGTCACCTTGTGAGGCAATCTCGCCAAAATAATCAGAGTTGGTGATATCACCACATACAGTACTCTTGCGGAAAGCAAGTTGTACTTTTTTAGAATAGATTACAGGGCTAAAATTACCATTAGGTAAATTCCCATAACCTG